TTGGATGAAAAAAACCGACTAGCAATCCCCAAAAAATTTAGGGAAAAGCTTCTCGAAAATTCATCTAGTCTTGTTTTAACAGCACATCCCGAAAAATGTTTAATCTTATATAACATTTCTGAAAAACTTTGAGACAGATAGTACCGCCAACAAATTGTCCAGCATGTAACAGTGATTTGGAACTTGTAAACGATCAACTATTTTGTCGCAACAGTCTTTGTCCTGCACAGTCAGCAAAGAAATTAGAACACTTTGCACGAACAATCAAGATCAAAGGTCTAGGTCCTTCGACTATAGAAAAACTTGGTCTTGAGACTTACAATGATATCTACTCGTTATCCCAAGAGCAGATATCAAATTTATTGGGATCAGAGAAATTAGGTACGAAACTACACAATGAGATAGAAAAATCAAAGAGTGTCGACCTTATAACTCTACTTCCAGCTTTTTCGATACCGCTGATTGGCTCAAGTGCTTCAAATAAATTAGCGAAACACATCTCATCATTAAGTGAGATAACCCTAGAGATATGTACAGAAGCAGGTCTGGGTCCGAAAGCGGCGTCGAATCTTATTGATTGGTTAGTAAACACTTTCCATTTCGAAGAATACTATAACTTACCCTTTTCTTTTACTTGTAAAAAGCAAATACAGGTCAGTCCAACTGACACTAAGGGAACAGTTTGTATCACAGGAAAGTTGAAAAGCTATCCAACTAAAGCAGCCGCTCAACAAGTATTAGAAAAGTACGGCTTTGCAGTTAAGGATAATTTAACGAAAGATGTTACTCTCGTTTTAAATGAGAGTGGTATTGAAAGTGCAAAAACCAATAAAGCAAAACAAATGGGAATAACAATATATAGTAATATAAAAACATTATTAGAGGATAATTAAAATGGCATTACCAAAATGGACAGACGAAAGAACTCAACAATTAACAGATTTTGTTGGTTCTGAAAGCCCTATCTCTCAAGCTACTGTTGCTAACGCAGCTGATGAACTAGAAACATCAACTCGTTCAGTATCAAGCAAATTGAGAAAAATGGGATATGACGTTGAACTAGCTTCAGCATCAGCTTCTAAATCTTTTTCTGAAGAACAAGAAGCAACTCTAAGAGCATTCGTTAGCGATAACTCAGGCTCTTACACATATGCAGAAATTGCATCACACTTTGAAGGCGGAAACTTTTCTGCTAAATCAATTCAAGGAAAAATTCTTTCTATGGAACTTACAGAGCATGTAAAACCAGCTCCTAAAGTAGAAACAGTTAGAACTTATACTCCTGAAGAAGAAAGCACATTTGTAGAAATGGTTAACGGTGGATCTTTCGTAGAAGAAATCGCAGACGCATTAGGCAAATCTGTAAATTCAATCAGAGGTAAAGCTCTTTCTTTACTTAGAAGTGGCGACATCAACGCTATTCCAAAACAAAAAGAAACAAAAGGCTCAAGCAAAACTGACGTTTTAGCAGATTTAGATATCGCTGGAATGACTGTTGAAGCTATTGCTGATGAAATTGGAAAAACTGTTAGAGGTGTAAAAACCATGTTGACAAGACGTGGACTAGCATGTTCTGACTACAACGGCGCAGCTAAAAAAGAAATCGGTTAATTAAACCTTTTTATTTTAATAAGCAGGGGTAGATCTACCCCTGCTTATTAAAATAAAAAGGTTTAATTAACCGATTTCTTTTTTAGCTGCGCCGTTGTAGTCAGAACATGCTAGTCCACGTCTTGTCAACATGGTTTTTACACCTCTAACAGTTTTTCCAATTTCATCAGCAATAGCTTCAACAGTCATTCCAGCGATATCTAAATCTGCTAAAACGTCAGTTTTGCTTGAGCCTTTTGTTTCTTTTTGTTTTGGAATAGCGTTGATGTCGCCACTTCTAAGTAAAGAAAGAGCTTTACCTCTGATTGAATTTACAGATTTGCCTAATGCGTCTGCGATTTCTTCTACGAAAGATCCACCGTTAACCATTTCTACAAATGTGCTTTCTTCTTCAGGAGTATAAGTTCTAACTGTTTCTACTTTAGGAGCTGGTTTTACATGCTCTGTAAGTTCCATAGAAAGAATTTTTCCTTGAATTGATTTAGCAGAAAAGTTTCCGCCTTCAAAGTGTGATGCAATTTCTGCATATGTGTAAGAGCCTGAGTTATCGCTAACGAATGCTCTTAGAGTTGCTTCTTGTTCTTCAGAAAAAGATTTAGAAGCTGATGCTGAAGCTAGTTCAACGTCATATCCCATTTTTCTCAATTTGCTTGATACTGAACGAGTTGATGTTTCTAGTTCATCAGCTGCGTTAGCAACAGTAGCTTGAGAGATAGGGCTTTCAGAACCAACAAAATCTGTTAATTGTTGAGTTCTTTCGTCTGTCCATTTTGGTAATGCCATTTTAATTATCCTCTAATAATGTTTTTATATTACTATATATTGTTATTCCCATTTGTTTTGCTTTATTGGTTTTTGCACTTTCAATACCACTCTCATTTAAAACGAGAGTAACATCTTTCGTTAAATTATCCTTAACTGCAAAGCCGTACTTTTCTAATACTTGTTGAGCGGCTGCTTTAGTTGGATAGCTTTTCAACTTTCCTGTGATACAAACTGTTCCCTTAGTGTCAGTTGGACTGACCTGTATTTGCTTTTTACAAGTAAAAGAAAAGGGTAAGTTATAGTATTCTTCGAAATGGAAAGTGTTTACTAACCAATCAATAAGATTCGACGCCGCTTTCGGACCCAGACCTGCTTCTGTACATATCTCTAGGGTTATCTCACTTAATGATGAGATGTGTTTCGCTAATTTATTTGAAGCACTTGAGCCAATCAGCGGTATCGAAAAAGCTGGAAGTAGAGTTATAAGGTCGACACTCTTTGATTTTTCTATCTCATTGTGTAGTTTCGTACCTAATTTCTCTGATCCCAATAAATTTGATATCTGCTCTTGGGATAACGAGTAGATATCATTGTAAGTCTCAAGACCAAGTTTTTCTATAGTCGAAGGACCTAGACCTTTGATCTTGATTGTTCGTGCAAAGTGTTCTAATTTCTTTGCTGACTGTGCAGGACAAAGACTGTTGCGACAAAATAGTTGATCGTTTACAAGTTCCAAATCACTGTTACATGCTGGACAATTTGTTGGCGGTACTATCTGTCTCAAAGTTTTTCAGAAATGTTATATAAGATTAAACATTTTTCGGGATGTGCTGTTAAAACAAGACTAGATGAATTTTCGAGAAGCTTTTCCCTAAATTTTTTGGGGATTGCTAGTCGGTTTTTTTCATCCAA